TTGTCATTTCATATGATAATGACAAAAATTTGATAATAGAAAACAACCTGTAAAGCTACTTGCAACAATAGTCATAACTATATTCATATAATTCAACTTCATATTCTAATACAGTTATTTCTATTTTGTTTTCATCATTTTGAAAACCATATTCTGTCACACAGTTGGGAATAAAATATTTTGTCCCACAATTGGGAATATCTCTGCAACCTGTAAAAGTAACAGGAATTAGTTTGTGTTTTATTTTATCCAGCATTAAATATTGGTGATCCGTTTCTAAACAGTATTTACGAACTGGTTTATCCCATTCTACAATCATTCCTGGAAATTGTTCTTGAAGCATATTTTTAGCAGTTTCAATTGGCATTGTCATCTTGGATTCTGTTTATTGGATATTATTTTCTTGTAGTATTTTGTCATATAAATCAATTTTACAATGGGTTTATATGACAAAATTTTGATAATAGAAAACAACCTGTAAAGCTACTTGCAACAAAATGTCTCAATAAAATTAAATATAATAACTTCACATCCAAATTCATCTTTATACACGGATTTTTCGATATTGTTGTCAATTCTTTGAAACTGATATTCAATATCATAGTATTCAGGACATATTCTATTTTGTATAGGTGATTTACGACATAAAAAAGTTACAGGGGAAAGTGTTTTTTCAAATGTGTCCATCAATAAATATACTGAACCTTTTTTAAGGTTAAAATAATGTTCTTGATTATCCCAATCTACAATCATTCCTGGAAATTGTTCTTGAAGCATAATTTTGGCAGTTTCAATTGGCATTGTCATCTTGGATTCTGTTTTTGTTTATTTTATATAAATCAAATATTAAATTTAGGTTCATTTGAAAATTTCATTTCTCCAGTGATATATTTTTTCAATGTTTCTGTTGGTTCATTCACAATGGTTTGTAACATGGATTCGACCAATTTAGGCCCATCTCTTTGTGTTTTGTTTCTACTTATATAAACACGGTCATGATATCTATCAGGAAGATTAAATTTGTCGTTGCTATACAATCGATTCTTATTTTTGTAAATATCTTGTTTTATGGTATAAATAGGTTTATTTTTTAATTTCCATTCTTTCATTCTTGTTGAAATAGGGTTTTGATCCAGATCATTTAATAACAAATCAATATTTAAAAAATGAAATTGCTGATTTAAACGATTCAAACGAAAATACAAATGTTCTAATTCATCTGGATCACTTAATGACAGTTTACTTATTATTAATTTAACTGTAGAGTCATAAATACTTGGAACATTGTACCTATAAAATAAATTATTCTGTAATGATTTGAAAAATTTTTGAATAAAGTTTTTATAGTCATATAATATATTTATATCTTTCAATATATATTTTATTGTATAATTCAAAAAAAAATCTATAATTTTTTTGGTAATTTTTTCTTTTTGATCTATATCTATAATTGGTTCTTGAATATTATATTTTTTACTTTGAAACCATTTCAACATTTCTTTATTTAGTTCATCGGAAAAAATCTGAAAATCTAATTTTTGTATAAAATTAGATTGATTTGTGTTTTGATTTATATTCAAATCTGGAAAATATTTATCAATTAATTCAATTATTTTTGGTTTTAATTCTTGGAAATAAACTTCATGATTATCTGTCATTTTAAAATTTCGTTTTATAATTTTAAAAGTATTTGGATTTCCATTTATTTCATATTTAAAATCATCTAAATTATGAAAATATGTTTGTAAAAAAACAATTATTTCACTCTTAAGAGAACCTTTTCGAGTTATATTATTTAAAATTATACCTACATAATTTGTCATTTCGGTAATACCTTGCATCATTAATTGAATATCTTTAAATTTACTTAGTTCTTTGAAATAATCATACACATTTTCAAATAAAGTAGGTTCCTTTTCTTCTTCATAAATTTCATTTTGATTTGGATCATATTTATATTCTTGAATATCAAAAGAATATGAATCTCCATATTTTTTTTTCCATTCTTCCATTTTGTATATTTTTTCATAATTCCTTCTCAATTCTGTAATTTTTTTTAAAATTATAGGTTTTGTAACTTTAGATTGAAAAATATTTAAAATCTCTTCGTAATTATCATTATTCATATTTGATAAAGTTTTTAAAAGTTGGTTTATTGAGGAGTTTATTGAGGAGTTTGATTGAATATACATTTTCAAATCATTTTTTAGTTTTATAATATTATTTTGAAAACTAGTGTATGTATCACCATAATCTGATTTTTTTTTATTAACATCTTCTAAAATTTTTATTTTTGTTCTCAATAATTTTATTTTGTTTAATAAATGATTTGAATTTTTATTTTGTTTTATTGTTGATTCTAATTTATTTAAAAAATCATTATAGTTTTCAATATCCAAATCTTGCAAATTATTGGAAATTTTGTATATATTCAATTCTTGAATCATTCCTATTAATAAAATTTGTACAGTTATGTATTCATTAAATTCTACAAATTTTTCTCCATATTTGGCATTCCATTTTTCTAAAATGATAAACCATTTTTGTAAATTATCTACTTTTGGTGTTAATCGGTTTTGAATTTGTATATTATTTGGACTTTTCATTATTTTTGTTTTTATAATATTTAAGAATTCCTTGTAATTATGTTGATCAAGTTTTTGTAAGTTTAAATTAAAATTTGTTAGATCTAAATTTAGTATATTTGGATTTGTCAAACTTTGTTCTAAATTTTGTTTTAATTCATTTGTTTTATTTTCAATTTCAGTATAATAAGACATTGGCAATGATACAAGTTATATCTAGAAAGGAAAAAAATATTCATGAAACGCCAAATAATAATCTAGGAGTAATGTATATTTAAAATGTCATCTTCGTCTGTAACTGACCCAACAAAAGAATTACCTAAAAAGGCTTTATTAATTGGTTGCAATTATATTGGAACCACCAATGAATTACACGGATGTATCAATGATATTGTCAACATGTCTCATGTTTTAACTGATGCGTTAGATTATGATTTGCAAAATATCTTTGAATTACGAGATGATAATCCTCGTATGTTACCAACTCGAACCAATATTTTAGCTGCTTTGAATTATTTAATATCTCAATCGTCTAAATTAAGTGAAATATGGGTTCATTACAGTGGACATGGCTCTCAAATTCGTGATGTTCAAAATACTGAAAAAGACGGATTTGACGAAGTTATTGTTCCATTGGATTATCTTCAATCTGGGTTTATTACTGATGATGAACTATTTAATGTCATAAAAAATGTAAAATGTCGGATGATTCTCATTTTCGATTCTTGTTGCAGTGGTTCCATTTGTGATTTGCAAAATATGTTTGAATATGATGGAAATCAATTGATTCGCACAGTAGATGGAACCAAAAAAGTAGAAAATCCAAATGTATATGTTTATTCTGGATGTAAAGATAACCAAACTAGTTCAGATTCTTATAATAAAGAACAAGAACAAGGAGTAGGAGCCTTTACAGATAGTTTATTACATTCTTTTCGAATCAATCATTGCTCAACCGATGTATTGAAATTATACATGGATACTTGTAAATATATTAAATCGCGTGGATTTACACAAACACCCGTTTTTACAGCTTCTACCAATAAACCATCTCATTTAATATCAAGACCTACAAATATTCCACCTCATGATAATCCACCTGTAGAAATAGTTGTTCAAGTTCCTACTGAAGTTCCTGTACCAGTTGAAAAAATTGTTCATGTACCATTAGAAGTTCGTGTACCTGTCGAAAAAATTGTTGAGAAAATTGTCGAAAAAATTGTACATGTTCCAGTTCCTGTAGAAAAAATAGTGGAAAAAATTGTACATGTACATGTTCCTGTTACAGACCAAGTTCCTTCCGCTTCCTCGAATGAAACATCAAATAACACACCTAAAAAAACACTTCAAGTATTTATTACAACTCCTTTTACCAAAGCATTTTCTTATCCTTCATCAGTATCTACTAATATTCCTATTGCTATTCCTTTAGGAAATATTCAAACTTTTCCACATAAAAATTTTCGAATCATTGAAACAACCTTGAACAAATAATAAAATTGAATTTGTTTCAACACTATTTTCTAATTTTAAATTATTCCGTTTGTTGATTTCAAATATCAAAATAAAATGCAGACAATGGCACAATATTCATGGTATACAAAACCTGTTAGAACAAATCCTTGTAGTTTAACAAGTAATTCATTTACCTTTTTGTACTACAATATAGATCGTAGAAACTTGTTGCATCTTATTTATTTAAAAACAAAACAAGAAAAAATGTTATTGCCAAATGTACCAATTTTTCCAAAAAAATGTTCTTCAATGTCATTTCTAAATTAAAAAAATAATTAAATAAAAATTTAACCCGTGTAAAGACACTTGCAACAAAATTTTGAATTTAGATTAGAAATATTTATTCTTTTTTCTTTTAATAATATATATTCTTACTTATGGCTTCTTCTAATTTGTCCATGTGTTGGCCCGCTAAAATATATTTAGTCATTTTGATTATCAGTCTCTTGTTTGGTTTGTATCAAAATTTTTCCATGACGGTATTATTATTAAAAGCTATTTTTGGTTTACTATGGTTACTTTTACTTCATTATCTATGTACTTTAGGATATGAAACCATTTCTTGGGTATTATTATTGCTACCTTATGTTTTCATTTTGCTAGTTATTGCAACCACTATGGAAGTATTAAATGTTTTATCTGTTTCAACCAATGATGTTTAATTTTCTGTTTGTTCTGTAAAAAATTGATTATAGATTAAATATATATTACTAGTGCAATATATATTTCCAACAAATGCAACCGATTATTGATAATTATTACCATCATTCTGGAGGTATTTCCGAATTTCGTCTTTCTGGAGTTGATGTTTCAGTTGCGAATGCGCTTCGTCGAACTATTTTGACAGATATTCCTCGTATTGTATTAAGCCCTACACAGGTAGAAATCAATACTTCCGCTCATTTTCACAATGAAATTATGAAACATCGAATACAATGTGTACCTATGATTCCAAAACATCATGGTCAATGGATGACAGATGATGAAATCCAAGATTTCATTCAAAACCATGTCATTATAATTGATATTCAAAATGAATCTTCTGATATTTTGTATGTCACTACTGAACATTTTAAAATTATTCATCGATCGACTGAAAAAGTTTTGACTGCTCCAGAAACAGAAGAAAAATTTCCTCCTTATGCTAATACTCGATATTTTATCGATTTAATGCGTTTATCTCCAACACGAGGTGTTCATTACCCTGGAGAACATTTTAAAGCAGTCATTAATATGTCATGGGCATCGGCCAAAGTAGATGGATGTTTTAGTGTAGTTTCCATTTGTTCTTTTCAAAATACTTTGGACACTGCCAAAGCAGAACAAGTATGGGTTCAACATTCTGAACAAGAAAGAAAACAATTGGAAGAATCTGGTCAAGAAGGTATTGACGAAATTTTAAATTTTCAAAAACGCGATTTTGATTTATTAGATGCGCAAAGGTATTATTTAGAAAACAGTTTTGATTTCATGGTGGAATCAAATGGTATTTATGAAAACAATGATATTGTGTATCGTGCTTGCCATATTTTGATGGAAAAATCGAAATTCATGATGCAACAAATTGATCAAGAAGAAATTAAATCAGTGGATAGCCGTTCTAGAGTACATCATGGTGGAAATGAGTTTTCTACAATGCCCAATTGTATGGACATTTTATTACCAGATGGAGATTACACTATGGGGTATTTATTAAACCATTTAATGTATACCATGTTTTTCGAAGGAGAACAAAAACTGTCTTATTGTGGTTATACGAAATATCATCCACATTTATCCGAAAGTGTTTTGCGTTTGGCATTTCAAGAAGAAAACGAAATGGTCATGTGGCCAGGTATGATAAAAAAAGCCTTGACAAAAGTTTCAGATATGTTTGAATCCATTCAAACAAAATTTGCCCGAAAAACTTCTGTAAAATTGAAATAAAAATAGACAAACAGTATTTCTAAACAATATTTTATTTTTAAAAAATTATGACGACAGATACAGTCGAACAAGAATGGCGATATTTTTTAAATCAAGAAGTAATCGGAACAACGGATGATGTCCAAGAAACCGCTGCTAAACCCGTAAAACGACCATCCATGGAAACCATTGCTCCACATAGTCAACATCTGTTTATATCAACACAAACCAAATGTTTGTATTTATCAGAACCAATTGATATTGAACAACTGTTTTGGTTGATTCCTATACAGGATTACGGTATTCCTAGCCCTGGCGTTATTAAAAAACAAAAAAAAATGGTGTGTCATACTCCAGAAGAATATCAAGAATATTGTCGGAAATTAAGTCAAGTAAATCATTATTATGAAGAAAGTATCATTAAAATGATTGATAATATTGATAATGCACCAGAAGGAAAAATGACTCGCATTTTGAAAAAAAAATGGGCTTTTAAACCTTTTCATGAATTACCAACTGACGCTGAAGATTTATATGTAAAATGCAAACATCGTGTCAAGTATAAGAATGAGCGTAAATTAACCATTGGTATGTCTAAAAAAGATGTTTTGAATTTGCGTAAAAAGAAAAAAGTGGGTGCCTTTTATAATTGTTTTGCCTTGATCGTTCGATTTTGTTTAGATCTTGATTCGGAAGAATCGGATTTTCATGAATTTCATGTCAAGATTTTCAATACAGGCAAATTAGAAATACCTGGTCGATTTACTGAAGATGTTTTAGAACGAATCAAGGGAATGATTTTAGATATATTACAACCATTTATTTCATCCCCTCTTGTTTTTGTAGACGGAAAAGACGGTGTTTTGATTAATAGTAATTTTCATTGTGGGTTTATGGTAGATCGCGACGAATTCTTTGATATTATTCGAAATAAATATGGCATCGAAAGTTCATATAATTCATCCAATTATCAAGGTGTTAAATGCAAATTTTATTACAACAACGAAACAGGCATGATTCCAGAATTACAAACCGGTAAAATATTAGAAAAAGATGCCATGAAAATGAAGGAATTAGTCAAGACCAAAAAATATACTAGAATTGCTTTCATGGTTTTCCGGACAGGAAGTTGCCTCATTGTTGGTAATTGTTCCCAATCGGTCTTGTATTTTATATATGATTTTATTACAAATATCTTTAGAACTGAATATCATCGAATTGCTATTTTAGAAGAATAATCATATCTTATAACATTTTAATCCTATCTTATATATCATATATAACATATGTAACATATAATATATAGTAACATTAATATAAATATTATAAAAAATTGAATGTTTTATTACAGATATTGTTTTTTTTATTGATATATATAGATATAAATTCTGACAAATCATCATGTTATTAGATTGGATATCTATCAATTGTATAGATTGGAGTCAATTATGTCGAAATCCGAGTCCGAAAGCAATTCTTTTGTTGGAAGAAAATTTAGAAAAAGTCGATGGATGGGGATGGACATTTTTATCGGAGAATCCAGAAGCTATGGATTTGTTGTTACGACATCAAGACAAAATATATTGGCCAAACTTTTGTAAAAATACAAATCAACACGCTGTAAAGTTTTTGAGAGAACATCCAGATAAAATAGATTGGTTTTGGATTTCTTCCAATCCATCTGCAATTTCATTATTGTCTGAAAATTTGGACAAGGTAGTATGGAGTGAATTCTGCAGAAATCCGAATGCAATAGACATTTTAGAAAAAAATCCAGAAAAAATCGAATGGGTTTACTTGTGCTTTAATCCAAAAGCAGAAAATTTATTGCGAAAAAATCCAGATAAAATTCGATGGTCATGTCTTTCACTTAATCCAGGAGTAGTCTCTATTTTAGAAGAAAATGTAGACAAAGTTTCTTGGTCCGCTTTATCTGAAAATGAAAATGCGGTCTATTTATTAGAAAAGAATATGGACAAGGTGGATTGGAATCGAATTATGAAGAATCCGAATGCGATTCATTTATTAGAAAAAGGATGGTTTTATTTTCACATTCCTTTTGATATGATTCGATTTGATTGGTTAATGGCCAATCCGAATGCTATTCCTCTTTTAGAAAAAGGGTATGTTCCTATTGATTACGAAATATTATCTAGAAACCCAAATATTTTTGTAAATGACGATTATCATTGTAAATAATTTTTATGCGTTTTTTTTTAAAATATTTTTTAATTTACAAAAAAAAATAAATGTATAATTTATAAAATGGGTTTTAGGAAAAATAAAACTTTAAAAAAAAGAGGGGCTTTAAAAAAAAGAGG